GATAGGAAACGATGCCATCGAGCGCCGGATGAATCATGATGATTGCACCATCCTGGTGCAGACGCTCGAGAATCTCGTGCTCGCTCGCTTTGAGTAACCACAGGAGTCCTTCAGGCTTCTCTTCTACCCGAGTAATTGCTGGTTGATTTTCAGTTGATTTTCTTGCCATATTCGTTCGCGTTCGCGCTCCATATCTAGTTCGATGTGATGATTTGTGTGACACCTGGTGCAAAGAGTGACGAGATCTGACATGTTCTCTGCGCCTAATCGTTCGTACGTATTATGGTGGCATTGCAAAGTATCAGTCGAACCACACGCCTGACACTGATTATTATCGCGCTCTAGAACAGCTGCACGAAGTTTCTTCCATTGTGCCGATTCCATATATCGTCGATGGTATTCCCACCAGACTCCACTTCGTGCGCGCTCGTATTCTTCGTATAGTCGCTTGTATTCCGCACGTATTTGAGTCTTATTTACGTTACGTATACTTAGTGGATTATCTCGAATCTGCTCGACAATATCGTCATCATTTACAGCTGCTAATCCATACATTTTTACCAATCGATCTCGTTTCTTGAATGTGTCAATACGAAGTCCGCAGATTGTGCATCTTAGATAAAAATGCTCACGACCGAGAACATCTGTCTTCTTTGTCATAACAGAAGAACCATGTGTACATTCGTACTTCGTATATTTCGGTTTATGCTTTTCTTGCCATGCTTCAATGTATTCAGCATAAGAAGGAAGGTCTGCATGTGGCATGAGATCGCCAAACTTCACGACAGAGCTTCCATCGTTATCGGCAGATGTTCAAGCATGATGTTCTGGATGCTCTGTGCGATATCGCGATGCTCGAGCTGCGTGTCTGCACCGGTTCGCAGCTGTACATAATGAATCCAGGAACGAATGGTCCCTGACATGTACATCGTGGTCGGTGTGCAAAGAGGAAGCACCATGCGAGCAGTCTCCGCAGCGATTCCATGCGCCATCAGATCACGATAGACATCGGTGCAGAACTCGATGGCAGAACCGACCAAATACAGCGCGTCCTGCTGTTCTTTGGTCAGTTCTTCGACCTTCGGTAATGGGAGGCTTGATTGCCGATTGTGAGCGCCAGCGAGGCGCATTGCTGGAACATCGATGTCTTCGACCACTGTCGCGTACCGCTGGGAAAACTCCTGGAACGAGAACGAACGATGTCGGAGAATCTGAGCTGCAATCGCACGCGTGGTCTTTATCTCGACGCACATCGATGCCTGTTCGAAGATGCTCCAGTGTCCGTGTCCGACACAATACCGAAGCAGTCGCGAGACGTCCGGATTGTCCTGGTTCGATGGATTCGAGACTCGAGCACAATACCCGATGACCTTTTCAGCGTCTGGTGTTATCCATACAAGTTTCGTCATATTATGTTTACCTTACTGAGATGGTCTAAAACTTTATCCATCATCGACTGCCATTCTGTCCGGTCAGTCTTTAATGTTGTGGTTTTCGACCAAAAGCAGCGGTGATATCTAGCGCCTAAATCACTGCCTGTAGCTTTAGAAATCATGTCACGATAGACGCGAACGCGATAATCAGTAACCATCTGCTTTGACTTTTCATCAACTGTATCGATGTGAGAATGATAGTTCGTAGATTCTATTTGAGAACGTTCTTGATAGGTCACAATATCAATACGCTGAGATTTGTGTCCCCTTGACCTCATGCATCACCTTCAATCTGCAACGGTTCAGACTCTGGTTCCTCGTCGTTCACATAGAAATGCATCGTGCGACGAGCTTCATCTTCGGACATCGCTTCCGTGATGAATGCCATGACCATCGGCTGCATAGCACTGTTTGGATGGACTTCGAGCGGAAGCCCGAACAACTTGTTCGGGCTGGTCTTGTCTTCATTCTTCAGATGCTCGTTCATCGCAGTCAGGAATCTTTGAGTCGCGACGAATCCAATGACTTCGAGTCCTTCCATATAGGAATCAGACATTGCACGCATCGCGTATTTCAACAGATCAGGCGCATTGCCTATCTTTCCTCGAATCTCCATTTGACTATCTCCCACACCGCGCATTGATGCGCTTCTTGCGTGCCTTCGCTTTGCGTACAGCCTTCGATGCTTTGTATGCGCTATGAATCATCAGATCGTAATACTTTCGATGAATCACAATGCGTGGTGGCTCCAGAGCGTATTGCGGCAACGCAGCCACCATCGATTGAAAATATGCTAATGTCATCGTTTGACCTTTTCCTTCTGTCTCTCAGCTTCTGCTTTCATATTGAAATCACTCATGAGAGAGAGAGACTTCGCCAGGAACAATCGTGTGTAACGTCCATATGATGGCCATGCGGCATTGATTTCTTTCCATGCCATTGAATGCCATTCGTGTAATGGAATCCTGTCCTTCATGTCATGACAAGCGGAACAGCACGGAACAATGTCCGTGCCGCCGTTTCGCTCAGGTATTGGCATGTGATCGCCAGCCTTTTTCGCAGAGTGACAGAACATCGCTCCACAGTAGAAGCACTCAGATGTCATGCGTTTGGCTCCTCTTCACCGAGGACGAAGTGCGACCCGTTGTGGTATCCCGGTATCGGCTTCGGTGTTGGCGCAAGTTTGCGAACAGTGTTCTGCGCTGGCGGTCCCGGCTTCAGCTGCTGGCGTGGTTGTGGTTGTTGTCCTATCGCGCCATTGCCATCGTCATCCTCGTCAGATGCTAGGCTGAGAAGTGCGCTGAGGCTGTAGCGTCGACCGTACGAGAGTGCGCTGCCGAATCCGTGGCTGGTCTGCTGCATCACAGGAACCTGGACGACGCCAGCGATCCACTCGCCTGAGCTGTGAATCACGCGACTCTCGACGGTGATGCTGGTGCTGTGCTCTCCGTCGATGGTGTCCAGCACCGACTGCACGACGAACAGACCATGTTTCGCCATCACTGGCCTCACGACCTCCATGATTGCATCGAGTGATGTGTACTTCGAGCGAAACGCTGGATTCGTCGAATCCTTCACGATTGGTTTGATTTCCGCCTGTGCCTTCACAAGCGCCGGTGCGATTGCACCGATTGTCTCCGACATTGTCATTATCCTAATCCTCCCAAATACAATCCTGCCCGACTCAAGGCATTCCTAAACGCTGTAGTCCAGTTGATATTCCGTCTGTCTATGATGGCGCCTGATTGTGTATAAGACCGCCAAATAGACACGTCATTGACCACGTGTGTAATTGCTTGTGCAATTGCTGGCCATTCGTCCTGGCGTGTTTCGTATGCATGACGGAGACAGTCGAGCACATGTGCGAGTGCTTCATACTTCGTGGTGCGAATCGAGCGTGCCCACTCAATCTGTTTCTCCGACCCACTCAGCGCGACTGGTGTCGGCTGAAGAATCATCTGCGTGACCTTCCACACGCGTTCGATTGCAAGTTTGTTCTCGCAACTAGCGCAGATCTCGAGCGTCGAAGCCATCATGGCCATTTTGTAGCGCAGGTCAGCCTGCGAGAATCCGACCATGATGTGTGCGGTGTGTCCGCACTTCCACTTCAGGTCAATCCGTTCCTGATTCATTGTCCTAATCCTTCCGATGTAGCGTCCAACTACACAAACATCCTAGCACGGGTTGACATAATGTGTCAACGTGTGGAATATTGAGGTCATGATTTACGGACATACACAAGTGGAAATCGCTGAGAAGCTCGGCATCCACAAATCAGCCGTCTGTCGGATGCTCTCCGGTGGACATGCTGTCAGGCAGTCGACCATCAAGCGCATCGCTGATGCTATCGGTCGGACTGAATACGAAGTCGCTCAATGGATCCTGTGTAAACGCATGGGACAAACACTCCCCGAATAACAACAATAAGGAATAGGAAAACTCAAATGGACATCAAAGTAACCTGCATCGAATGCAACCGCCCGAACGCTGTGCCTTATGGCCGTGGTCATCGCATCTGCACAATCTGCTCCCAGCGTGAGCTCAAGCGTGAGCGCCGGAAGAAGACACAGCGACGCATCCAGACGCTCGGTGGCTTCGTCCTGGTCGTGATGTTTACGTGGATGGCGTGTGCGATGGCTCACAGCTGGAACACACCAAACAGCGCAGACCACAAAGCACATCAGGCGATGGCCGCTCGTGACTAAGCGCATCGATACATGGAGCCAGTATCGCTCCAGTAGACTCGCCAGTGGTCAAGACCTCCTCCTTCCACAGGAGGAGTTTTTCTTAGGTCGCATGGTGCAGGCAGGGACCGAGCGAGACATCAAGCGTGCGACCGAAGAACTGATGACGTACAACCAGCGCCTGATCTCCATCATCGCGAAACGCTTCAAGGGCCGTGGATGCACTCACGAGGACATGATGACCGACGGGATGCTCGGACTACATCACGCCATTCAGCGGTACGACCCGAACAAGGGCTACAGATTCAGCACGTATGCCACGAACTGGATTCGACAGGCCATCGGTCGAGGAGTCGAGAATCGTGGTCGCGAGATTCGACTACCATCACACGTCATCGCGAAGATCACGCACATCCGCATCTCGCGCCAGGCGTACGTCCTGAAACATGGTGAGTCGCCATCGATGCCGGAACTGCTCGAGTGGATACAGTCGCGCATCGATGAGTTTCCGAAGTATCTTCGCCATCAGCTCAAAACTCTCGATGTCCAGTATCTGTCTGACATCACCTCGATGGAGCGTGTGGACATCAAGTCGCTCGATGAACCGAACGCATACGGTCAGAGTTTCAGCGAATACGTGGCCACCGATACTCCTCAGCCTGGTGATGCTCTCGACCGCGAGGCACTCTACGCGCAGCTGTACAAACTGATGGAACATCTGACGGACCGCGAGATGGCGTGCATCCGGCTGCGCTTCGGATTCGATGGTCTCATCGATGGACGCTCGCTCGAGGACGTTGGTCTCCTGGTCGGATATTCACGCGAGCGAATCAGGCAGATACAGTCGCGAGCGCTCGAGAAACTTCGTGGACTGCCTGAAGCGGAGGTGCTTTTCGAGACTTTGGAAGGAATAGAACTTTGACAGAATCAGAACACCAGATCGCGTATTTCAATTGGACGCGCGTCATGGGCGGAAGACATCCACGCCTAGATACAATCTTCGCCATTCCAAACGGTGGATACAGAAGCAAGGCGACTGCCGGTCGACTAAAGTCTGAAGGTCTCAAGGCTGGCGTCTGGGACATCTTTATTCCGGTACAGATGGGTCAACACTGCGGGATGTGGATTGAGATGAAGGCAGGTAAAAACAAACTCACGCCAGGACAAGTTTCCTTCCGTGAGTCTGTTGGTGATGCTTACCTTTGGTTCACTGCTTATTCATGGGAGGAAGCAGTCGAAGCGACATGTAAGTACTTAGGCATCGCCAGTGGCATCAACTAAGAGTATTTCATTGATCTGGTCAGCCAGCTCGATGCTGTGCATCTCACAGACTAAATACCAGATGGATTTTCGTAGGTCGTCTGCTTTATCTTCTCCAGGTTTAGAACCTGCTCGCAGAAGGTATTTGAGAGCATTGCCACGCTTGAAGTCGAGGCCATACGCATCAATTATCTCGATGGGTTGAACGTTGCGAGTGCGGTAATGTGTCGGAACCTGTTTGGACATACAGGATTGTAAGGGGAAATAATGAACCGTGTATCACAGGCCGTGACATTTCTGTCATGGCTGTTTGAGCCATATCCAGATGGCTTCGTCGAGATTCGATGCATGAATCAAGGCAAAGTCCAGATGCGATTTTATGAGCTTCCAAGGACGGAAGACGATTGGACTGGACTCGCTGAGGCATGCGTCCAGTGGAGTGATGAGGGAAATGATGTGTACGTCGGCGTACTTCCACGCTGGCGTAAAGGAGGAAGGGACAATGACGTTCATACTGCTGGCGTACTTTGGTGTGACATCGATGACCTTACTGGTCTGGATGAGACTGCAACGCTTGATAAAGTCACAGTCGCGGTACGCTCGGGCAAAGGTCTTCACTGCTACCGAAGGCTCAAGGTTGCTGGCATTGGGACTAAGCCAACAGAACAGCGCGAGTTCGTACAGCTGCTCGAGCGATGGATGCTCTCGCTTAGTTCATCCGCAGACATCAAGTGCAAGAACCCGTCAAGAATCCTACGAGTTCCTGGAACTCTAAATCATAAAAACCGAGAACTGCCTCGGTTGGTCGAACTCGCGAAGTACCCGCCAGAAGCCTCCAGAATCGTCAAAGAGACGACATCCGCGCATCCATGGGGTGATGAGTGGTCTCGACTTTTGATATCAGCCAAAGCGGGAGACCTCCCAACACGCGAGCGTGGAAACTGGGACATCGGACAATACAAGCATGGCGATACCTGCTGTATTGTTTCAATCATGCCATCATCGGCATCGAGCAGATGCGGACAATGGGGATGGTCGCACATGCCGAGGAGTGTCGTATATTGGTAACCACTGCGCTGGACACGCAGGACCTAACAGTTTGAAGGGATAGGAATGGACGAACTTTCACTGGACGATCTCCGGCTCATGGTGGCCGGAGACATGGAAACTCATGCTCGCATCATCGCGCATGGCGAGCATCACTGGGACAAACTGTGGCAACCTCACCCTGCATCGGGAGGCGCCTTCGGTGGCCGTAACAACGCGCTGGTCACGCTCCTGGGTGCGAGCGAGGCACTTGGCCTTGCAGCCACCACGGGCGGCTTCCTGGCTGATGGCAAGCTCGGCGCTGGCGAGCTGGGCGCGGAGAGCATCGGCCGTGACGGTCGTGATCCAGCCGGCGTTGGCGCCCTCGAGTTCGGCGAGGCGCTTCTCCCACATTTCGAGCGACTTGCGGCCTTCCTTGACCTCGTCTTGCCGCTGGTCATAGCGGACGGTCTGGACGGCGGTGGTTTCGATGTTGTGGCCACGGAGGCCAGCGGTATAGCCAGCGTGGCTGTAGAACTCGATCGCGAGCAGCGGGGCGCAGATAACGGCGATAGCGATGGCAGAGCCATACTTGCCTTAGGTCCATGCACGGTGAGCGGCTTCCGGGCCGAAAGCGGCGACGAAGGTCAGGCAGGCGAGGAACGCGGCATGCTTCCAGCTCACTTCGGCGCCAAAGCCCCAGGACATGGCGGCGGCGACGATGAGGACGATGACGCCGATGTGTGCCCACATGCGGCCGGTGGGATTGAGGTTGCCGAGCATGGCGTGAATGAAGCGCTCGAAAGCGCCGAAGGCTTTCTTCATGGTGCGGGGCCTCCTAGTGGTGCGTGTCGTACTGGCCAGCGACGGCGGCCATGATCGTCTCGACGGCAAATGAAATCATCTCGGATGGGGCGATGCCGTGCTTTTCCATCTCCTCGACGTAGGCGAGCATCAGGAGTTCGGGCTCGTCGAGTTCGGCCGTCTCCGGGTCATCGAACATGAGCGAGAGCAATAGCGACAGCAGCCATCTCAAGGACGGTTGCACGAATGGCGACGAAGCCGCCGAGCTTAAGACCGGCAGCAATGGCAAGAGCAAGAGCTGCGAATGAGCAGATGGTGCCGAGAGTGGCACGGGCTTGATCAATGTTCATGGTTTTCCGGGCGTAGTACGCCAATGGACTCGGAGCTATGCCGAGCTGGGGGGCTTGCGTCGGCGTGCTGAAAACGCTGCTTGGCCGCCCTCATCCATCACAACGTATAGCTGATTTGCGCCACAATTTACCAGTGGCACAAATGCAACTAATGCCGGTTATGCGGCCTGAACCGAATCATCGTCAACGACAACCTCGGACGCCTTGCCGAACAGTTCGACCAGGGCGATCACCTTGCCGGCCTGCCACGATTTGACGACGCCGGGGATCTCGGCAAACGGGCCGCGCTTGATGAGCACCTTATCGTTCGGTTGGAACTTGCCAGAGGGAACCTTGATCTTAACGAGCGGCCGCTCCATTGCCGCGATGGCCATGCGATCCGCAGCCGTGACCAGCGCTGGCGTGCCGTCAAAGCTGACGCACCCGGCAATGCCCGTTACGAGCCGCAGCGCCTGCCATGGCACGTCGGCGAAGCCGGCGACGACGTAGCCTTGCAGGGCCGGGCGCTTTGCCGACATCATCTTACCCTTGGCTCCCTTGCGCCATTCCCATTCGCCGGGAACGATGGTCTTCGCGCCGAGCCTGATGAGGTCCTTCTGGACCTGCCACTCGATATGCGAGGTCCGGCTACCGTCCTCCTCGATGCGGGGCGGGGCGGTGCCGACGATGACGTAAGCGTGCCAGATCATTGATTGCCCTCGTTCTGTGGGGTGGTCAGGAGGATGGTCCAGGTCATGGATTGATCTTCTGCGCGCCGGCGCTGACGAGCGACCCAAGGAATGACGACGTGTGAGCTTGGTTGGCTTTTTGCAGTCCGTCCCAATACGCTCGCAAATACGAATTGGCAGGTATCCATTGGCCGCCGGCCCGGACCAGCAGTCCATCTGGAGTGCTTACGGTGGCGCCATCGGGCGGCTCAGCCGGCTCCACTCGATCGTCACCCATATCGACACCAATTGGGCCGGGCGTCCCTGCTGGCCCTGTTGCGCCAATATCGAGCGGCGTGCCGTCCTTGTGGACCCACTGGCCCTTGGCCTCGTCGTAGGAGATCACGTCGATGATCTCGCCCTCGGATTCGGCCACGGCGCACGTTCCGATGATTTCCTCGATGCCAGAGGACTTGTGCAGGACTCCCCCGTCAGCTTCGACGCGGGCGATGATGCGGGTCATGATCTTGTCTGCGAGCTCCGGTGTCATGCGTAGAACATCCCCCAATGTGAGAGTGAGATCAGAAGGCGGGTGCGGTGGGTCATTTGGCGGCCCTCGCCTTAGCCGGCGCGACGACACGCTTAGACTTGCTCTTAGCGATCTTCCGGCGCTTGCTGGCGTCGAACTTGCGCACGCGGGTCAGCTTGACCTTGCCGTCCTTCTCGGTGAGCTTCACCTTGCCGACTGTCTTGGTGGTCATCATCAGTCCTTTCAGTGTTGAGATTTTCACCGGCACCCAATCGTGGCCGGCGGCTTGCATGATCTGGATTGAGCGCTCGATGTCGGTCATGACACCTCGCACGGTCCATCGGACTCGATAGAATGGATCTCCTCAAGGGTGGATTTCGTGCACCACGCATCGGTAACGAGAATGCCGTCGTCTCGATCTACACGGCCACCGACTGACCACGCATGATGCATCGTCGCAGCAGCGGCGTAGCAGTCGTGAGAGGGCATGGCGTTGTTGGCCAGCTCTCCGTTACTCAGGAGTAGGACGAGGGTGAGGTATTTCATTGGGCTGCATCCAAAAGGTTGAGTTGTTCGGCTGGCTTTGGTTGCTCCACGAACAGGTCGGGCTGCGCCATGGCTTGCTCTATGCGGCGGCAGGCGATGTCGAAATACTTCGGCTCGATCTCAATGCCGATGAACTTGCGGCCGAGCTTCACGCAGGCAACGCCAGTGGTGCCAGAGCCCATGAATGGGTCGAGGATGGTGGTGGCGTTAGGAAACTGCTCGATGCACCAACGCATCAGCGGGACAGGCTTCTGCGTTGGGTGCGCCCGCTCCATTGTCTCGGCCATCAACGATTGATCGCGAAAACAGAAAACCCCGTGGCCCTCTGAGCACCAAGCAATTTCGGCGTCACTCAGGAACGAACCAAAGGCGTCGTCCTTCCGCTTCAACCAGACCAGACAACGGCCGCGCGACAGGTGCTGCGGAAAGTGATTGAAGCCCCACATGATGCTCGGAGCCAACGACACAAACGGCGACGGATCAAACGGCTTGTCATCGCCATGGATCGTGACGCCGTAGTGTTTGGCCTTCGCACCTGTCGAGCCGTTACCGTTCTTTCCGACCGTGACTGTACCGTCCCATTTCATCCCATACGGCGGATCAGTCACGACGGCATCGACCTTGCCGAGCGTCGGCAGAATCTCCCGGCAGTCCCCCAGGATCAGCCTGCAATCCCCGATGATCTCTTCACGCGGGCTCATTGTCCCCCTCCCAAACCATGAGGACGGCGTAGTTGCCGTGATTGGTGCCGTGGAGTTCGTCGGAGATCGACCAGCCCAGGGCCAGGAACTTGAGCATCTGCGGGTGGGGCACGTATCGAAGCCACGTCATGGCGCAATCCCCGTGATGACAGCAGCAACAATTGCGAGAGCGACAGTCGCTCCGAGATAGGCGAGAGCAGTTGATTTGACGGGCAGACGGTCAGGATCGGGCGGGCCGTCGTGGCTGGCGTCGAATTCCGCGTTTCGATTGAGCACCCACAGGCACGTAACGATTACGATACCCATGGTTGCTAGGCCGGTGACGGGGAGCCAGATCATTCCGCTGCCTCTTTGAATTGATCCTGCTTGCACCGGCACTGCTCGCCTTCCGGCCGATCGCACGTTCCGTCGCTCAGTATTGGAGACCCGAGACCGCACATTCGCCGCTTCGGCTCGTCGAGGAACCGCTTGATCTGCCGATGCGGGCGATACTTGCGGAAGCGAATGCGCTCGGGGCTGTGGAGTTTCGGACCGCACGAGATATGGTCCTCGTACTCCCGGTCGATCACACACGCGAACTCGGCGCGATTCTGCGATGTAATCGTGGCCTTGACCCGATACGACCCGCGCCGGTCATAACCGTAGTCGTCAGACATCGAGTAGGCGACAAACCGAGGAACCTCGATTTCGATCCGCGTTCCCGGCGCCAACTTCTCTTTCAGGATCGGACAGTCAAAGGTTGCCGATCGCAGGCCAAGCCCGGCAACCTTTGCCCGGAACTCATTCCGTTGCTGGCAACCCTTGCCCAATGGGCAGCCGTGACATGGCTTGATGTGGACGCTCATTCCGCGTGCTCCCCGACCATGCGGCGCGACGTGTCGGACATCGGCGTTTCGCCGCCCTTGATCTCGCGCTCGGTCTCTGCAGCAGCGCCGCGCATCACGTCCCTGATCTGCTTGCACACGCCTTCGCGGTCGGCGTAGTCCAGCCATGCCGCATACCGCTCGCGATGAGCCTTGAGGTTCATCTCGCCGCGCATCTGGCGCAGCGTGGCGCAAGTGTGCGAGGCGATGGCCTTGGACTTGGTCTCCGGGTCAGTGCGCATGGCGGTTCCCCTTGGCGAGCAGGGCGGCGAGCTGCGGCGACGGGCGGGCGGTTGACTTCGGGATGGCCGGCTCGGGCTCGGCAAGCGGCTGGCAGGCGGCGCGCTGCTCGGGCGTCAGGCGGGCAAAGTTCGTCTTGGCGAAGCTGCGGAACTTCGCGTCCGGCAGCTTGGCGGATCGCGACCCACCCCATCGTCGATAGGCTTCGAGGATCGGCGTCGGATCGCCGATGTTGAGATCTCGAGCAACCGCTCGACGGGCCTCCACGGATGGATCGCCCCCCAACCCTACCCCCACCCCACCCAAATCAAATTTCTTCGCCTTCACTGCCTCGCGCACAGCCACTTGCTCCGTAAGTGACGGGTTAGATTCTTCACTTCTCTGGGTATGGGTATGGGTAGCAGTGCGTTCGCATGTGCCTTCGCTCTGCATTCGCTCTGCGTCCGCATTGCCATCGCTATGCCGACGCTTTGCGCTAGCTGATGCCTTCGCTGACTTCTCGCGCACCTTGGCGAGCTCGTCCTCGATGCGATCGTGTCGCCAGTCATCGCCTTCGACTGTGAAGAACTCGCGCAAGGTGTCTTCGCAGCGGGACCACTCGTCCGGCGTCATCCTTGCAATTCTGGCGAGCCGCGTGCTGTCGGCCGGCAGCGCCTTCCCGCGCTGCCAGTAGGCCATGATCAGCAGCAAGTACGCGCCATGCTCGGCGGTCGTGAGGTGCTGGGTGTCGCCGATGTAGTCGGATACCCACAGCGGCATGAACGGGCGGTTGCTCATCGCGCGTCTCCCGCCTTGGAATTTTCACGATTTCCTGTCATATTTGCATCGCCTCGTGATTAGGGCTCGCTCTCGTCCGGCGAGCTTCTGAGTTCAGTAGGTGCGTACCTAGGGGACCGAAAACGCCGGCTCATCACCCGTATGAGCCGGCGTCATTATTTTCAGGCGTCCTCGAGCAATGTCCGGTGCAGCCCGACGAAGCTGCCGGTGATGGGGCTGCGGCGGGGCGTGGCCTTCTCGGTCGGCTGAGCGGTGTTGTAGGCCCGGCGCGCGTGACACTCGCAGTAGGGCAGGCCCGTCAGCTTCTTGGCCCCGCAGAAATGGAAATCGGCGTGCTGCGGATCTCCGATAGGCCAGCGGCAGTCGTTGGCCTCGAGCGTTTCGACGGTGCGGCGTTGCCTCTGCGGGACCGGGGCCTCGATGATGGCCGGCGGCGGGAGGTCGGCCGGCAGTGCCTCGAGATGCTGCTGCCAGGGTGACTTGCGGGCCTTGGGGACCAGAATGCGCTTGCGAGGCCGGTCTGGAACGCGGCGCGGCTTAGGTTTGCTACGGCTCGTCGTGGCGCGCCCGCTGAGGCCAAGACGGTGGACCTTGCCGATCACAGCATTGCGAGTTTTGCCCGTCACCCTGCCAGCGATCTGACTGGCGCTAAGCCCTTCGGCCCATAGCGCCCTGAGTAGTTCCGTCCGTTCGATCGTCCAACTCATTACAGCCCCCGTGATGGTGGAATCCTTTTCGTTCCGACTAGCTGTCGGGCGGGAGCGTCTGGGTGCTTCGAGCCCCTGCCGTGCCGGGAGATCCTATTCAGCACGCAGGCATCCAGACGCTCCGGCGCGAATGCCGGTCGTGTACGCAACGCAACTGATGATGGGACGCGGGACTAGGCGGCTAAAGTAGCCGTCGAGCGCTTGCGACGGGCCGGCTTCCGATACAAGTCAGGCCGAAGTGTTTCACGTGGAATGCCGGTCACGTCCTCCACCTGAACGATTCGGTGATCTGGCACCCGGCGCCATTTGATAACACTGTTCGGGGACAACCCAAGCCGCCGGGAAAGCTCCCGAAGCCCGGTCGTGTCCAAGATTCGTTGCAAAACCGGATCGCGCATTGATGCCCTCCAATGCCCGAGTTGTACGCCAAAGCCTATCGGCGGTCAAGCGCAAATCGGCTGCCACAGAAAGATGACCAAGTTATCAACAGCTTGTGCGATTTCTGCCTGTGTTGCGTGATTGCGTGTTGACGGATGTACGCCTTGCGGGTATGGTCGCTTCATCACCGAGGCGGTGAGCATCGGTCCCCGGCGGCGTGAACGCTAAACGTATCTCACGGCCTCGGTGGTCCCACAGGCACAAGGACGAGAGCCATGCAACCCGACGTCACAATCACCATCGATCAGCTCGAAATCCTCGACGAAGAGGGCTGCGAGTACGGCTACGCAACTGACGCCGAAGTCGACCTCTACTTCGACGGCAACGACGTCTACGTCTACGGCGTCCGGTATCTGCCCCAGAAGGCCAAGGGCAGAACGATTGTCGTCAGGGGCGCTTGCCTCGACGCTTATCAGGAGTTCATGCAGAAAAACTACGACGCCCGGCTGCACGACGCGCTGGTCGATTGGGTCGAAAGCAAATCAAGCCGCATTGCTGACAGTCGCAACCGCGCAGCGCGGGAGGCCGTGTGATGTGGCAGCCGGCAAACACATGCCCTCCGAATGTGGACGTTCTGCTCGCGTTTGGAGACGGCATTATCCGCCTAGGTCAGTGCTACACCAAGCTCGCCCGCGACTCATTCAAGGTTGTTCTCGACATGGGTGACGCTGCGGCGACGGTCTACTGCCCGCGCGACTACTTGCCGACGCATTGGGCACCTCTGCCAAACCCGCCGCTGCTCGAAGATCACAACGCGGACGCACGCGAGAGCGTCTAACCGGAATCGCGAGTGGTGAGGGCCGCTCGCGACACTACCGGGACGGAGCGATGCGGGGCGCACCGCGGGGTGTGCGGCTCCGTCCCGGTGACAATTCCACGAGTGCATGAGGACGAGGCAAATGGACGAGAGCAATGGGCATTCACCGGAGCGGGCCACTGTCGGGCCTGCTGATCCTGATCACGGTGTCACTGATCGTAACGGCAGCGGTGTTGATGGGCATCGGAATGGCGATGCTGGCAAGGGTGATCGCGGGGTGATCCATCAGCTTCGCCCGATCCGCCTGCCGTCTGCGCCGGCATCAGAGACGGTTGCGCTGCTCGGCCTGATCGAGCGTGCCGCAGCCGATACGACTGTCGATCTCGACCGCATGGAACGCATTTACGCGATGTACGAGCGTGCGGCGGCGAGGTCTGCGAAGTCGGCCTATCTCGACGCGCTGATGGCTGCCAAGGCGGCGCTGCCTCGCGTCATCAAGGCGGGCGCAGCGTCCTACGAGGACAAGAAAACCGGCGAGGCCAAAAAAGCGTTTTCCTACGCGAAGTGGGAGGACGTGGTTGGCCAGATCGAGCCTGTGCTTGCCGCGCACAGTCTCATGCTGACGTTCACGACGGAGCAGCAGACGGGCGACCGCGTGGCCATCACTGGCGTCCTGTCGCACCGTGACGGTCACTCGGAGCGGGCGCAGATGGCGCTTGGATGCGATGCCAGCGGCGGCAAGAACAATGCCCAGGGCTGGGGATCGGCCATCAGCTACGGCAAGCGCTACACGGCATTTGCGCTGCTCAATCTTGTCGGTCACGACGACAAGGATACGGACGGCGCACCGCCGCCGGCAGACACGACCAAGGCGATCGCCGATCTCAAGGCTTTGGTCGTTGAGACGAAGTCGGACGTGGGCCGCATCTGCCAGCATTTCAGCGTCGAGACTCTAGACGACCTGTCGGCGGCTCAGATCAGCCAAGTCGTCACCGGGCTCAAGGCCCGCCAGCGCCAGGGAGCAGCGAAATGACCGAACAGGGCTCACCCGAATGGCATGCGCTCCGCTGCGGCAAGGTCACGGCCTCGCGCATTGCCGACATGATGGCCAAGACAAAGACAGGCTGGGGCGCCTCGCGCGCCAACTACAAGGCGCAGCTTGTGGCCGAACGCCTGACCGGCATAGTGGCCGAGAGCTACACCAACGCCGCAATGGAGTGGGGCAAGGAAAAGGAAGCCGACGCACGTGCAGCGTATGGCTTCAGCACAAACCACCCGGTCGAGATTATTGACTTCGTGACGCATCCTGAGATCGCCATGAGCGGCGCAAGTCCCGACGCACTCGTGAGCAGCGACGGCCTCGTCGAGATCAAGTGTCCGAACACCGCGACCCACATTGAGACGCTGCTCGGTGGCACGGTGCCCGGCAAATATACGCTGCAAATGCAATGGCAGATGGCGTGCACGGGTCGGACATGGTGCGACTTTGCGAGCTTTGATCCACGGATGCCGGAGGATATGCGGCTATTCGTGCGGCGTCTCGCTCGTGACGACGGTCAGATCGCCGAGATCACCAAAGAGGTCCGCGCCTTCCTGGCAGAGATCGACGCCACGGTGGCGCAACTGACCAAGATGTACCGAGCGGAAGCTGCCTGATGTGGCCAAAGCGCGAACTGCGAGCCGTCACCCGTAGCGCCGAGATGACCGGACCAGAGTCCGTCGTCTCGATGCCGGCAATGATCCGCCATGCGGAGTTGATCGAACTGGCAGAAATCGTGCGCGAGGCCAACAACCGCTTGGTGATGACGACGGCCGAACGGGACCGTGCGGAGATTGCATACAGCCAGGCCCGTCACGCCTTGGCTCGGAAGATGAAGGAGTATGGGCTTTTGAGCCTTGTCGATGGCCAGGAGCCGCCACCGGAAAGGGATGAGTAATGGCTGCGATCTGCAAGGACTGTCCGAAGATGTCGAAGCCAGAAGACGGCGCGGAGCCTGTGTGCTGCGATACGCCGAACGAGAACTACGCACGTCGGCGTCGGAACATCATCGGCTGCACTCGGTATCGGCTTCATCTGCACAACTACGCCAAGAGCTATGAGGTGCGGTCGTGAGCAAGCCTCGAAGTCTGGACCAGCACCGCCGTTTTTTCGGCCTCATGAAAGCCGTGTTCCACCACTGGCCCGATGACCATCCGTTCCGGCCGAGCAATGCCGATCACTTGCGGGCATGGCTCACGGTGAGGGCTGGCTACCACACGGTCAACACGTTCGTTTCAACCGACGACACGACGGAAATGGCGAGAATGATGCCGATCGTAATTGCGACGATGACGGGCAGGTTTTCGTGGTGCCGCGCACATGGCAACGAGCTGCACGTCTGCGTGCCGCAAAGCATCGCCTTCGACAAGATGGAGCATGCGGCCTTCTGCAAGCTGAATGATGACGTTGACGAAGTGATCCGCGTTGAAACCGGGCTTGATCCCGAGAAGCTGCTCAAAGAGACGGAGGCCGCAGCGTGAGCCGCCAAGAGTTCCCGCCGAAGATCAAAATTGCAGCGTGGGAACGCGCGCGCGGCCTCTGCGAGTGCTGCGGCGTCAAGATAAGGCCCGGCAATGGCCCCCACTATGATCATCGCGTGCCTGATGCTGTTGGCGGGGAGCCGACGCTTGAGAACTGTCAGGTGCTCTGCCGGTCATGCCACGGCGTCAAGACTTCGAAGGACGACGTTCCGGCGATTGCCAAGACGAAGCGCATTCGCAACCGGCACGTGAATGCGGAGAACAAGCGCCAGGGCTTTCGCGGCTGGCGTCGTTTCGACGGGAGTACCGTGTATGCAAATCCGAGACAGTCCAAATGAGAGAGGCCGTTGCCCCGGCCAGTAGGTGAAAGATGACAGACAAGAAAGACGACGGCGGCTTTGCGTTCCCGCATCCTTACGATTCGCCGGGCGGCATGTCTCTCCGCGACTACTTCGCGGCGGCTGCTCTGGCGGGGATGATGGCGAACCCCAATAGGAAGAACAACAGTTCTGCCCTTGCCACCATGCACGCAACCGAAGCCTACGAGATCGCCGACGCGATGCTCGAAGCCAGGAAGGCCAAGCCATGAGCGACAAACTGATCGAGGCCGTGGCGCGCGAGCTTCATCACGCCGGGTGGGAACAGGACTACTGGACGGCAGCCGCCAAGCAAGTCATCGCCGCCATAGAGGCATCAGGCTATGCCGTGGTCCCGAAAGAGCCGACAACGGAGATGCTGTCCGCACTGTATGACATTGGGTCATACGATATTTTGGCCAGCGACGCTTACGCCGCCATGCTCGCAGCCGCTCCAAAGGTGACGCCATGAGCGAGACAAGGGGGCCGTACCGCGTCTCCGACCTTCCCGGCCTTACCGGCTTTTCCATGCGCTACTGGCAACGGCGAGTTGCCGCAGGCCATGTCCCCGGCTGCCGTGAGGTTGCTTGTGGCAAGAGGCGCGTGTTCCTGATTGACTCCGCTTAGCCTGTTGTGGACCGACATCGACATCGAGGCTGCGCAGCTCACCGTGCGGGCCGAGATCAGCAAGACGGGCCAGGCCCGAACGATTCCGATTCTGCCTCGGACATTGGACGCGCTGCGCTCGAGATCGCAACCGTTCGGCTACGTGTTCACAACCAACGCCGGCACCCGCTACAGTCAGACCAGCCCGACGATGTATGAGGCCCTGGGCAAAGCCTGCCGGCGGGCGGGGCTGGAACGGATCTCCTGGCATGATCTCCGCCGAACGTGCGGATGCCGGTTGCTGCAAGAGCTTGGATTGACGATGGACGAGGTCGCCCGGTGGTTGGGGCATTCGTCGGTGAGAGTGACAGAGCGTAGCTATGCGTTCTTGCGGGTGGAGCACCTGCATAGGGCGCTGGCGAGGAAGGTGGTGAAGCTGAAAAAAGGATGATCACATGGCTCGTAAGTTGAGAGAGCACGAACTTGCAACCATCCACGCTTATGTGGACCGCGTGCTCGCTGGTGAACTCAACATCATGGAAGCCTCAAAGCTAAGCGGGTTTTCCTATGCCACGCTCTATCGACATTGCAGGGCATCGGGCGCGGAGACTGATGGGCGGGAAGGGAGCAGCCTGACCGCAAATGAACAATCCGATGTGAGACGATTAAGGGCGCACGGGTGGGGAGTGTTGAGAATATCGAAAGCTCTTGGGCGCGGCAGAACGTCAGTCCGCAACGCAATCAAGAAAATTGATAGTGAACGGGCAAAAGTTGTGGCATTTGGGACAAATGCCCGGCGCAAGCCGCATAAATAGGGGCTTTCGGCCATAGGGGAGCCGGACTGCAAATCCGCGTACCCCGGTTCAATTCCGGGCGTGGCCTCCACCACTTAGCAAGAAAATCAGGGACTTAGGTGGATGTCTGGCGCGTCTTGCGCGTTCTGCGCGTCTTTCGAGTCGGACAAAAGTAGGGACAGGTGCTTGTCTATGACTTCCTTTTGCCAGAGGACAACGCGCATGGAACGCGCGATCTGAGCAGGAGGCAAGTCGACCCATAGCCAGTCGGACTGGATCATGCTCTCGACGGAGTCGTATGGATTAGGCGCACCAACCCAACACTCGTTCCATTCCCACCATTCCCCTTGGTGAGCAAACATGATCGTTGCTCCGCTCCCGTCTCCATAAAGCCAGAGGATCGGCCTGCCATCGGTAGGCGCTGAACTTGCTGAACTAAACATCACTGCCTCCTATGATGTCGCTTTAGTTATCGCATCGTACTGCGCCGCAGCCTCTACCAGCGCGACCGCAGACTTATACCCGCACGAGCATTCTGGCCGGATACCGTCTTGCGGCGCGAACATGCCGGCCGACACGACGCACGACGGACAGCGATATATTTCGTGATCTGGCATCGGCGGATGGCCACTGTAGACCATGCGCCATGCGTAGCCCTTGGCGCCAGAAAAGAACCGGCCGCAACAGTCGCAGCGCATGCTCAAACCCTCCTTCATCGCTTGTGCTTCTTGCACCACGCCGGGCTTCCGGCGAACCATTCGCTCATCCGGTTTGGGCAACAAAAATCGCAATGCTCAGTTCCCGCCATCGAGCACTGCCCGCCTGGACCGAGCCCGCAATCAATCTCGCCTTCGTCATCGCCGGCAGCGTCAACCTCGTCGTCATCATCGAAGATGTCGTAGTTCAATCCAATCGTGTCCCTGGCCATTCTGCGCCTCCTCTGCCGTCACAGTGCTTCGTGATCGCCGGGCCGAAACGGATCGACCTCGACGCCGTGCGTGATGTGCCACTTGCCGGTCGCTCGCGGGATGCTCGCAGCGATCGCCGGAACAATGTCGCGTTCCCAATCAGCGAAGCTACCCCAGCCCGAACCGTTGCCAGTCATGTTGATATCGAAGATGCCGTGCCCGCGATCGGGGTGTATCCAGCTCGCGACCCAATGCGTGTGACGATAGGCGGCCTTGGGGTTGACGCCTGGAGCGGTCCACGGGCCCTCCCACTGAATGCGCGCAAGTCCGAACGTCGGCCACCGCTTGCCGATCTTCCGCCACGGCCGACCGCAGCGATCAAGAATTTCCCACATCAGCGTTGGGTTGGTGTAGCGCTTCCGCTCGAAGTCTCCGAGCAATGGACGGACCTTGTCGAGCCGCATGTTCATTATGGCGGCGATGGCACCGGGGCCGCAATTGCAGCCCCACGCATCATAGGCGCGGTCTGCCTCTGCTCCGTTAATCAACGCCACGAGCATTCGCGCCTCCTCTATCGTTAGCCAAGTTGGCGCAGCGCTTCCGCGTGAATGGCTGTGCCCGCCAGATACGGGTGGTCCACCGACACTGGTTGCGCGTCCCCGATGATCAACGTCCGGTCCGAGTGCCGCAAGTACACGATGGCACCGCGCAGATGCCCGATGGGAACTGGCGTTGCCAATAGTGTGTCGACCGACGCCAGCATTTCGTCTAGCGTTGGCGCAGGCGGCACTTTGGCCGGGTCCGTAGACGTCATGTCGCTCATGACTGCTCCTCAGATGAGCGCTAGGACGCGCTCGGCGTCTGGCAACGATTGCAATTCTACGCCCTTCGCCCGAGCCTCCGCCACGAGCGCCCTGAGCGCCCCGTGCATGTCTGGCGCCTTTGAGATCAGCTTGGCGTCGTCGTGGTAGTAAATGGACCCGGCCACGAGCGACGCCGCAGATAACGCACTCTCGGCGCAGACGGAATGCCGCCCCCACCAGCCCTTTTGGACCCACCATGGTCTCGGTGTAAATGCCACCACGCCTCTCCTATCTCGTAATGATCCAAAAGGCGCCGACGTGCCGCATGAGATGATCGACGCGGCACTCCTTCGGGTTGTGGTCTGGCGTCAGTGCGATCAGCCTGCCGTCGCGCTCGATGACTGGAGCGAGGACGCCGACAGGCGGCTGGCCAAACGCGAAACGCACGGCATCGCCGGCCTTGACCACGCTCCCGTCGCTGTCCTTCACGGCGCGCATGGTTACTCCTCACTCGTTATCTGGTCGCCGGCCCTTCGGCTGGCCTGTGACACGATCAATCATCATGTGTTCACGCGCGTCGAACGCGCGCTGACGCTCGATCAGCGCCGTGTCGATCACGCCAACGTCGCCACACTTTTTGCACCAGACATCATGCATGTCGTGCGCTCGCCACTTGTGATTACTCTTACACTTCATCGGTGTCATCGACGGGCGCTCCTCTCTCGCTTATTGCTGACTGTCGGCTGCCGGTTCCGGCACGCGCCTCTTCCATCCCATGTACGCCGCGAACTTGTTGCACTGCGCCGGAAAGCGAGCCTCAAACCCACGAAGGAAATCGCGCACGATCTTGTCGTCAGATTCGTCTGTCGGCTTGGGCGTTGAACTAATGCCGTGCGGCGGGAATAGACCGGCAGCAAACACTTGCCCCACCCACCACTCGAACATTGTGAACCCTGCCGCCTTGGGGGCAAAGTTCCGAATGAATGTCGCGGCGGCGTGCGGCACGGGGCGCCACACACCGTCAGCATCAAGCACTTCGAGAATGCCGCCCGACGCCTCTCTCGTCTCAATGGCCCAATCGTCGATCACTGTTTGCTCCTCCTCAATCGTCATTCGTCCAGTGGTGCCCAGTGTGTCGCCGTCCACCGCTTGTGGTCCGGCCAGACTCCGACCTTGGCCAGCGTCACGGCATCCGTCCGAGACAAAGGCGTCATCGGACTAGCTGAGACCACGACCTCATCTCCGCCTGAATATTTTATCCTGACCTGTCTGCCATCCTGCGGCATGGTCTCTATCGGTTGCCAGTCCATCCCTAGCCTCCTCAGTCGTCTGGTTCAGTCCGCCTTGTCCGTCGCTGCGCTTTTGACGAGCGGTGGCCAGCGCCCGGCAATGGCGTCAGCGTCTGGTGTCGCCATGATCTGACGAGCCACCTCGTCATCAATTGCGTCGCGGTGCGCGCCGTCGTCATCGTCCCAATCGAGGAAGCCAGTGCCCTCGCAAAGATGACAATCGACCGGCCATCCACCTGCGTCTAGCTCCTGACCCGAGCCGTCACACACATCGCACATCAGGTTGTTGGGCACGACCACCCTCCTATGATTTGCGCAGCGCATCGCGCTTGGCCTCGGATCGGGCCACGCGCTGCTCTGCCATTTCGATGATGCACTCCGGGGCATCAAGCCGGCGAACTTCCGCAAGGTGCCTCTTGGCACTGTCGAGCCAGTAGTCGGCAATCTGCGCGTCGGTCATTCCGGCTGTCTCCCGCTCGACGCGCGCAATCGTGGCCTTCGCTAGTGCGTCGAGCGCGCCATCGAAATCTTCGGTAAAGTCGTCGATGTCCACGTCGCTCATGCCACGGCTCCCTCATTTACGGCCCTTCGGCCGGCTGTAATTGTAGACTGATCCGCGCGAGATGCCGAACCGCTTGGCGATCACGCCCGGCTTTATCCCGCTCTTGTAGAGCTGGCGCACTTCGCGCCGCTGTTCCACCGTCAATGCCCACTCGCGCCCGAACTTCGCGCCTTGCGCTTTGCGGTGCTGCATGCCGCGCTTCGTGCGCTCCGCGATCAGCGCTCGCTCGAACTCCGCTACCGCGCCGAGCACATGCAGCAACAGCCTGCCGATCGGCGTGCCCGTGTCGATCGGCTGCGACAGGGTTTTGAAGCGGACGCCGCGCGCCTCCAATTCCTCTAGGCGCTTGAGCAGATCGAAGATCGAGCGGCCGAAGCGGTCCAGGCTGACGACAACCACGGTGTCGCCTTCCCGCACGTCCTTCATGAGCATGGCCAGACCCGGCCGGCGCTTCGCGGCACCGCTCGCCTTGTCCGTGTGAATGTGGTCCGGTTCGCAGCCGGCGCGCATCAGGGCCGCAATCTGCGCATCCAAGTCCTGATCGTCCGTCGAAACGCGGGCATACCCGATCAGCAGCCCCTCGTCCGGCTCGACCTTTTTCATAACCGCCCGTTCTGATATTTCGCATCGCCATGTCAACAAATCTATCAACACCCTTGTTGACAGTCAAGAGGGAAGCGGCTATATTCACAGCATCAGATACGGGAGAGACGCCATGTGGAACAGACTTGCAGCAAAGGAATTGGTTGAGGGATGGAAGTGCCTGCGGGCCGCTAAAGTGGCGCCGATCAGCGTTCCCGTTGCCGCAAACGGCTGGCAAATGAACGGAACGAACCGGGCCACGCTTCTGCGCGACGCCGAGGCATGCTTCAGCCGCGCTCGTCTTTTTCGCAGCAAGACGGTGCGGGCATGACCCGCGCCGATCTTATCGCGCTTGCCATTCAACGCGCCGAGATTGCCGCGTCGAAACTAAAGAGCCTGCAAACAGGGTTTTATGGCGAGCGTGTAAGTGCTGAAATCTTGTTCGAAGCCGAAGATCACCTGCGCACGGCTACGCGGCACTGCGAAGACATTGCTTTGAAAACTTCAGACGGCGACCTCTAATCTCAACATCAAGGGCCGCAAGCATGCTGACGAAACGCGAGCGCGAGTTTATCCGCCATGCGCTCGGGTTATCGAACCCCGACAGCAGAGGCGTTGCCTATCGCAACTACTTCTATGCCGGCGGAGATGACGTTGCTGTCGGTCATGGCTTGGTCGCAAAGGGCATGGCAGTCCACTATCCGCCCGTCGTCAGCTATCAGCCCGACGATGCGTTCATGATTACGACGGCGGGCTTTGAGGCTGCGAAGAACAAGGCCGAAAGGCTAGACCGCGAGGAAGCCGAGCGGATCAAAAAAGTAGACGCCAAAGCGGCCAAGGCCGCGTGAACATCAAGGGCCGCAAGCATGTCAGCACCATCGGGATATCCAGTCGCCATTGCATCGTGTGACTGCGTATGGGTCGGTAATGGCGTTCTTGCGTCAGCCTGCGCCGCGCACAAGGCGTGGCGAGACGCCGAAACACGCGCATGCGCCAATGTGGCGGCGTCAGGGGGTTTGCATCTAGATTGCGACCATCGAGGCGTGGCAGACCCGGAGACGGGTGAAGTTTCGTGCGCCATTGAGGATC